ATCATTCAACTTAGCTGATTGGAATCAGGGCATCACGCCTGTGGCTGGTTCAAACTACTCTAAGACCTTGGTGTTCACACCAGCTGGAGTTCCTGTTGACCTTACCATGAAGGATGATTGCGGTAATTTGTCAATCGTGTTGACTACAACTGGAAAGATTGTAACTCTTCCAACTGACATCTACGAGTCTTCTGACAAGTATGCTGGCGTTAACTACGTGAACTGCGTTGAAATCGCAAACCCGTAATCGGGTTAATGAGCCTGCTATCCCAAGCGGATGAGGACTTATTGACCCAAGACGGATTAGATAATCTAACCACGCAATAAGAGGGGGGCTTCGTGCCCTCCTTTTTTTATTTATCTTTGTAAAAACTAAAGAGATGTGCATTGAATCACTACTCGGATTAAGAGGCTGCGAATCACCAGAGCCATCGACTGGGCTCTACATCGATGACCTCGGCATCAATCAAACCTTTCTTGGGCAACTAATCACGGACCAATACCGCAACGGCGTTGAGCTGTTCGAAGATAAACGAGCATTCGCATGGCGCAAACTTTCATCGGATGTGCTGACTAAACTCAGCCCAATGATGAAGAGCGACACGATAATCGAGAGCAAGCGCGTTGGACAAGTTGTGTCCAATTATGCCAACGTGCAGACTGCGCTTGGTGCTGGCAACTATGGCGGCATCAGGTTAAAGATTGACCCGAATACGGTTAGTTATCTCAACTTTTACCTGGCAGATATTAACCTTGCCATCGACTCGGCTAATGTAAACGTGCCGGTGCTTATCTTCGACATGACCACAGGCAAGTTGATTGAGACTATTACCTATGCAGAGGGTGCGCTCGATCAGTTCATCGGTAAGACATTCACCTCAGCAAAGCGTAAGATGGACATTGCCATCGTCTATGAGTCAGATGTCAACACGGTGAAGTTCACGCCAAAGAGGGGCACTTGCACAAGCTGTGGGGGCGGGATTAAAGAATCGCATATCTGCCCTTTCGTGGATGCGATAGGCATCGAGCTCACAACCGATGGCACGAACGTGCTGACAAGCAAATCGAGTAAGTACACCACAGGCATGAGCCTCACGTATAATGTGAACTGCGACCGCCAAGGATGGCTCTGCTCGGTAGGTGGCACGATGGCATTAGCGTTAGCCTATGCCACAGCGGTTGAGATTTACAACTATGCCCTAACGATTAGCCCGAATCAGCGAGTGAATACAACGGTAATTGTGAATAGGGGCTCGAAGCCCTTTGCGACTGCCGATGCTTTCGAGGGTATTGTGGCAGCTCGCGACATTGCAGCAACGCGATACAGCGAAGACCTTGGAGCAACCTTGCAGAACATGCGCTTGCCTGACGATACGCATTGCTGGGATTGCAAGCGCAATATGAAGTACGTAACAGCCCTGCCATAAGATGCCGACACCCGCCGAAATTCAAAAGAACCTCGATGCGTTGTATAGCGATTGGACTAACAAGTTCACTCCGTTATACGCGCCTGTTCGTGAATTGAAGCGCATCATGTTTAAGCGCATATTTGGCACTGGCTCGAGCGGAGGCACGAATACGGCGGGTGAGAAATTGCCGACCAAACCATACAGCACTAAACCGATTTATGTCAGCCCGCGAGCGTTGGCATCGGCACCAAGTAAATACAAGGTCGGCAAACGTGGCGAGCCGATTAAATCGCTTTACTTTCCCGGCGGTTATGCCGAATTGAAAAAAGGCACTTCGCGCAAGTTGCCTTTGGAGTTGACTGGAAGATTGAAAGGTGGCTTCCTGTCATCCGAGGTATTGACTGAAGGATTGGAAGCAGCGATAACAGTACCCGCATCCGAGGAGGGCAAGATTGATGGCTTAGAGGCGAAATACGGCACTATCTTTTTGCCGACAGCCGAAGAGCAAGCCGAGATGCTCGAGGAGCATGCAGCCGAGCTTGTGCAACAAATCATTAACGCTATGAATAAATGAATATACTATCTACCATACTCGACAGGCTAAACCAACGCATTGAGGTCGGCAATATCTTCGATAAGATTTACGGCCTTAGCGAGCTTGTAGGCGAGGGCAATGATAAGGCGTGGGCTTTCTATATCGGCAACGGCCAAGCGATTCCTGTAACGGATTACGATGCTAAACAGGGCACGCTCTTTTGGGCGAAGCGTGGCAAGATTAACGTGACGAAAAACGATTCGCTCAAGCTGGCAGGCTGCCGCTCAATCTATGAGACACGCTTCTCGATGACGGCATACGCAATGGTGCGCAAAAGCCACCTTCCTTGCGACTCAGCCGATGCACAGGATTGGGTGGCATCGCGGGTGCTTCGTTTAATTAGCGGCACTGACCCGCAATTCAAAACTGCAATCGGGGCAATCGCTTATGAGGTAGTGCCGAGCGGCTACGCGAATGAGATAAAGTACTTGCCAGTTAACTATGAATGGGCAGCGGTTGCTATTGATGTGGATGTTAATGTCAGCACATCGAGCGAGGACGGCTGCTATGATACTTGCGCAACCGGTGACATTCCTCTGCCAGACTTCGAACCTTGTGAGCCTTGCCTTACCGAGGTTGCTGTGGATGGGGTAACAATCACAGGCAACGGCACACCAGCCGACCCGCTTGTGGCAATTGGTGGAGGTGGTGGTGGCGGCACATTGATAGCCTTGCCATTTACTACCGATCATTTAAGCGCAACAGGCAATGCTTACGCGATTGGTAATATCGTTTGGTATAACGGCAATGTCTATCGCTGCATCGCTGCGAACGATTCAATCCTACCAACAAACACAAGTTACTGGGTTAATCTTGGCGCTGGCTTTCCAACAGTTCAGCAGCCAACAGATTGGAATGCTACGAGCGGCAACAATCAGATATTAAACAAGCCAACGATTCCAGCCGCGCAAGTTAATTCGGATTGGAATGCTGTAAGCGGAGTTGCTGAGATTCTAAACAAGCCAACGATTCCTGTATTACCAGCTACAATCGTTGAAGATGTAACCGCAACCGCGCCTCTGAGTTCAAGCGGCGGGACTAACCCTGACATTAGCATTACGCAAGCGGACGGCACAACAGATGGCTACCTCAGCAGCGCAGATTGGAATACCTTTGATGGCAAGTTCGATGTGCCAACAGGAACAAGCTCGGACTATCTTGATGGAACTGGAGCACCTCAGCCATTCCCAACACTCACAAATGGCACGGTTACATCGGTAGCGGCAACAGTACCAAACCCGACAAACCCTGCATTCAGTGTTGCAGTACCGAACCCAAACACTACACCAAGCATTGACATAACTGCTAACGGAGTTGTGAGCCAGTACGTTCGTGGCGATGGGTCTTTAGCTAACTTCCCATTAGGTGGTGGCGGTGGCGCATCGGTTAACTATTACCTCAACGGCTCAATAAGTCAAGGAACGATTGGAGGCAATGCTTACTTTCAAATGAGCCGCACTCCAGTGCTTGGAGGTGGTACGAACTTCACACGCACAAACGCGCAGGGCAATGGCTACATCGCGCAATTTATAACCGATGCAGGTGACCCAAACCTTTTGGCAATCCCTTCAGGCAATTGGAACTTCGAGACCTACTTCAATGCTTCGAGTGGCGGCGGAAATCCGAGCTTTTACATGGAGCTTTACAAGTACGATGGCGCAACCTTTACGCTAATTTCAACAGGGTCTACAAATCCCGAAGCGATTACAGGCGGCACGGTAGTCGATTTGTATGTTAGTGCCCTTGCAGTACCTTCGACTGTATTGGCTGCAACTGATAGGCTCGCAGTGCGCATTTTCGTAACCACATCAGGTCGAACCATTACCTTGCATACCGAGGACAACAACCTTTGCCAAGTAATCACAACTTTCACCACAGGGCTTAACGCATTGAACGGCTTGACTGCGCAAGTGCAAAATTTCGCAACTGGCACGAGTGGCACCGACTTCGGCATCAGCTCGGCAACCAGCACGCATACTTTCAACCTACCTACTGCCAGCGCAACAAATCGAGGTGCATTAAGCAGCGGCGATTGGACTACATTCAACGGCAAGTTCAACACCCCAACAGGCACAACCTCGCAGTACGTGCGCGGCGATGGCTCGCTTGCTTCATTGCCTTTCGAGCTTGTAGTCGCTGCATCGGATGAGACAACAGCACTAACGGCAGGCACGGCGAAGATTACATTCAGGATGCCGCGAGCTGTTACCCTTACAGCCGTTCGCGCATCGCTCACAACAGCGCAAGCATCGGGTAGTATCTTTACAGTTGACATCAATGAAGCTGGCACAAGTATATTGAGCACTAAGTTGACCATTGACAACACTGAAAAGACAAGCACAACGGCTGCGACACCTCCGGTTATAAGCGATGCCAATCTTGCCGATGATGCAGAAATGACAATCGATATCGACCAAATCGGAGACGGCACGGCAAAGGGCTTAAAGGTTACATTAATCGGCACAAGGGCATGAGCTTTATTGTTAATCCTTATTGGTATGCAAGTGCTGCATGTCCTGATGCCGATGCGAATGCTTTCCTAACGGCGGCAGGGATAACAGACCCGACCATCTCGGGCGCGATTTGCACATTGGTAACAAGCCTAAAAGCGCAAGGCATCTGGAGCAAGCTCGATGCTATCTATCCATTTGTCGGAGGAACTGCCACAACTCATAAATTTAATCTAAAGAATCCGGCTGATACTAATGGTGCATTTAGGCTTTCATTTGTCGGAGGGTGGACTCATAGTGCAACAGGAGCCACACCAAACGGTACTAATGGTTATGCCAATACATTCTTAGCTCCATTGACTCATTTAAGTCAATTTGATCATTCAATATCGATGTATCTAAGAAGCAATCTAACCATTTCAGGAATTGATATGGGATGTGAATTAAACGCAACCGCATCTTTATACCAACAATCAAGATTTACTGATGGGAGATATTACGGTGTTTCGTTAAATTATCAATCTTCAAGATTTATATCCGTTCTAAATGCAACAGCTAATCAAATGTACACATTATCAAGGACAAGCAATGCTTTACTGCGCGTTTATAAAAACACAAGCATTCTCGGCTCAAATACCTTATTAAATCCGGGCACATTGCCATCTATAAATTTATTTTTAGGGGCAGAAAATTTCAATAGCACACCTTCTTTTTATTCAAATCGAGAGTTTGCTTTCGCTTCAATAGGTGATGGATTAAGCAATACCGAAGCCACAAATTTGTATAATACAGTACAAACCTTTCAAACCACATTATCTCGACAAGTATGATAACAGTTTACCGACTAACACCCGAACAAGCAGACCAGTTACGAGGCGTTCAATATGTCGCAGATATGACATTTAACCCTATTCAGGATGCAAATGATAATTGGATAATCAGTAGCGAGGAAGTGAGCAGCACGACTATCGATTGGGTTAAGCAATTGCCAGCGATAGAATATATTCCAAAAGAAACACTACCTTTGTAAAAACCTAAATCACATACTATGGCAGGCGTTAAAGTAACCGACCTTACACCCTTAGCAACGGCAGCGAGCGATGATGTAATGTACATCGTTGATACAAGCAGCAACACCAGCAAGCAGATTGAGGTAGGCAATGTTGTGAATCTTCAAACAGCTTATGATAATGGCAGCACCATTAACGGCTCGAATGTGATAATCGAAGATTCAACAGGAGCTGATATTGTTGCAATTGGAGAGCTTGCAGCAGATTCAAACACTGGCACTGGTATTGTTGCAATAGGCAACCAAGCTGGCTCGGGTAATACTGGTGATAATTTAGTCGCATTAGGTTTGGGAGCTGGAACTGATAATACAGCTAATAATTTAGTCGCATTAGGTTTGGGAGCTGGTTTAAGTAATACAGGATTAAACCTAATAGCAATCGGTAAATCTGCGGCAGAAAACAATACAGGTCAAAATGTTATAGCATTAGGTAATACAGCAGCCACTAATAATACTCTTAGTGGTATGTTTGTTATTTCAAACGTCTGTATGCCATCTTATGCAGATGCCACAGCCGCTGCCGCTGCTATAACGGTTGCGCTTGGTGCGAATGCTGGTGATTACTACCTATACCATGACCAATCGGATGATACCATTAAAGTAGTTATCCCATAATGCGCAGCACCTCGATTCTCGGGCTTAATCTGATTAAGAAGTACGAGGGATTGAGGCTCTCAAGCTACCTATGCCCAGCTGGAGTGCCGACCATTGGCTACGGCTCGACACGCTACTCGAATGGCAAGAAGGTAATCCTCGGCGAAAAGCTCAAAAGCGAAAAGGAAGCAACGCAGCTGCTACTTTCCACACTTGACCCATTCGAGGCAGCCGTCAATAAGCATCTACCTAACCTCAACCAATGCCAGTTCGATGCGCTTGTGTGCTTTGCATATAACGTAGGAACTGGGGCGTTGGTTAAGTCAACGCTGCTGAAGAAAGCCAAAGCCAACTCAGCCGACCCGAGCATCCTCGATGAGTTCCTGAAGTGGAACAAGGCAGGCGGGAAGGTGCTCTCAGGGCTAACGAATCGCCGCCGCGAAGAGGCGAATCTCTATTTCTCACTTTGTAATATTTAGCAGCATCTTGCCCCAACGCCGCAAGGGCTTTCGCGTATATTAGGTATGCGAAAAAGGGCTACCAAGCAAAGGCGAATACTCGATGTGATTGTGAAGCACTGGCGCGGCACAATCGGTTCGCTTATGATTCTGGTGTCCATCTTCCTACTTATCTTTAAAGTGATAACAGCCGAGACATTAACAGCCATCATTGCAGCACTATTAGCCGCAGGGTACATACCAAAAGCAAAAAGCGATGCAACAGATTAGAAGAGATACAATAAAGGTGGTTCGCCATAATAAGGTGAACATCGATGAGATGCAGTGGCATGCGCCCGAAGCAGACACCTCATTCGCCCAGGCGAATCGTGAGAGCTTTCACGCTGTGATGGCGCAACCGGTAAAGGCGAAAGTGCTAACGGCATTCGACACAATTCAGCCGTGTGATGTATCTTTGTACCCAGCCGCCACGTATTACATCCCGAAAACTCACGCTGTAAGAAACGAGCCGGAAATGCCAACGCCTATGAATTACGATATACTCGCAAACGGAATTGTGCTCACCTTCACGATGCTGCTTACCATCAAGTATGCGCTCGGATGCGTGCCTGCATGGCGTTCATTAATTGCGGATTTGCGTTCGGTTTAACGTATCTTTGCAGCATGGCATCGCTGCACATCCTTGAGTCAAGCATTGACCTCTTCTATGTGATCACCGACAGGGATGGCAACATCGTCACCACTAACGACCTGTTCCGCGAATACTCCAGCCACATAAAGCCCGGCAATATCCTCGACATCGCAGCGCAAGACAGCGACCGCGATGAACTGCTTGCAGCCATTCGCAAGGCGCAAACCAAATCGCCCGACCCGATTCGGGCCTATGCAAAGACAAAGCAGAAGATTGCATCCGAGCGGTTCAATATGTGGAATGTTTATGCCATTGTTGACATGCTGCACTTCATCGGCATTCAACTTGTCGATGTTACTTCCATAAGCAACCACGAATACGAACGGCAAAAGATGCTGCTGGAAGAGTTTCGGTTCACCCTATCGCACGAACTTCGTCAGCCGTTGACATCGATTGGCGGCTTGGTGAAAATGATAAACGAGCACACGTGGGCAACCGATCAGGAACGCGATGGCGTGATGAAGATGCTCGAGGACAGCGTTGAAAAGCTCGACAATGTGATTCGGCTGTTAGTTAAGAAAGCAACCCGGCAATTATGAGCAACCTACCAGCGACCGATTGCGAATGCGATGAGCGACTTGTGAAGGTGCTGGCAGTTTACATAGCCGAGAAGTCGATGCCGATTAAGGTGGCGGGCGATATATTGCTCAACGAGCTGCGCGATAAGAGCACCTACCTCAAACGATTAAACGAACTAATCAAATGCAGCAAAGCAACATCAGCACGTTAAGCCTGTTGGCAATATGCCTATTTCTTTTGCTGCTTTTGCTGCGCACTTGTGGGGCATTGGGCGAGGCAGAAAGCAATGCGATGTATCTCGATTCGCTCAATAATGAGTATGCTGTGCGCATTGCGAGAGATAGCAGCAAGATACACAGCCAAGGCGTGCAGCTCGCAGCGGCAGGCACCAAGCTGCGAGCCTTGGAATTGCGTGAGCCTGAAGTGGTGGTGCGCTACCAAACGCGGACAGTTGTCAAGACCGAGATTGAACTGGGTGAAACGGTGTATATCGATAGCTTTCCTCACCTTCGCCTGCCGAGGTACTTCCATCGGCCGGGTAAGTGGCTCGAGATAGGTGGGCAAATAAGCCGCGCAGGACGGCTTCAGTTGGACTCAATTATCATTCCGGTATCTTATACCGTTGCAATCGGAGATACGCTGCGTAAGGGCTTCCTATCGCGTAAGCGTGATAAGGTTGTTAGGCTTGGCATTGATAATCCATACGTGCATGTCACCGGCATGAATAACATAATCGTGGCCGAGCCGCCTAAGAAGTGGTATGAGACACGCGCATTCGCTTTCGCACTTGGTGGCATTACAGGATTCGCAATTGGTCGCGCAAAATAATTGCGTTGATTATTAAGCACTTGCGATTTTTCGCGCTGGTGGTTTACTTTTTTCTTTGTTTTAGTAT